CTCACCAACTTCAGCAGAGTGCCGACTCATCACCTGTTCAACTTCTTGGTGCATCTGAACAACTTCTTTCAGAGATTTACCACGGTACTTCTCTGGAACATCATTGACAGTGTCTTGCTCTACTTCATTTTGAGGTTGCTCAATAGCCTCTTCAGGCTCCTGAATCTCATTCGCTTCGTTTGCAACATTGTCCACATTATCCTCTTCAGGGTGTGAATCAATCATTGTTGCTCTAGACATATTAAACTCCGTGATCTAAGTCATTATGGAGATTTGGATTTCCTGCCAGCTTCTTCATGTTCTCGCACCCATTTCATGTGACGACCAGGGAAATCCCCGCTAGACCCATCGAGCACGCACTTAGGCGCTGACAGCATTTTAGTAGCATCGGAACCACAATCGCACCTACTGACTGTAATTCCACTGCGTACCATTCTTTCAAATACATGACCGCACTTACAGCGGAAATCATATATCTTATACATCTTCTTGTTCTTGTGATTCCGCTTCGGCTTGTTCTCGCGTTGCCATAATCGTTGTTTCTAAATTGATTACAGTAGCAAACGCAGAAACTTGCCCCTTACGAAAAAACAATTCCTCCTGATCTTTAACAGTCTGAATGTCCGCCAATTGCTTTGCATTGTTAGACAGCTCTTCTACTAACTGCTTAAAACCCTCGTGGTTAAACAGTTGACTGTAATTGTTAAAGTACGCTTCAAGTTCAGGCGTCATAAATTATTCCTCTCTTTAGTTGATTAAATGCCTTTTACCACGATTTTTTAAAAATGTCAGGCTTTTCGTGATCTTGCAGTTTTCTTTGCAATACGTTTAGGTTGCGATGAGTGCTGTTTACCTGCCGCTGTATCCTTGCGTTTCTTGCGAGTAGTGGCCGCATACTCTTTTGCCGTAAGAGACTTTCTGGCCGCTTTTGGCAAGTAGCGTTCTCCGGTTGCCTTTGCGCCTTGCGTAGATGGCTTACCAGACTTGGTTCCCCACTCCTGCTTAGTCCACTTCTTTAATGACTTTTGAGACTTCTTTAGAGCCATTACCTATAGCCCCCGCCTTTGGCTTTGTATTCCTTGGCTAACATCTGCGCTTTTCGAGCAGACCATTGGCCGGGACTGCCACCCTTTCCACCTGCTTTAATCTTATTAAAAAGATTCTTACGCATAGTAGGCTTAGTGTAGTTACCCGCTTGATTAACCTTAGACTTAGTAGCCATAACTACTTCTTTTTGTTTTTCTTGTTGGTAGCCACACGCTTACCACGCTTAGGCAGAACGGGTTTTTTCTTTTTAGGTGGCATTGTTTTCATTCCGTAAGCCATAACTTTCTCCTTACTTTTTATGAACCTTTTGAACGGCAAAGTCAGCAGACTTAGTAGCACCCTTATGAGGCTTGTAGCCCTCGGAAGGGTCTTTCATCAGCTTAAACTCTTTGCCTTTTTTCATCCAGTGATACCCATCGGGTGATTTAACTTTCATCTGACCTCACCATTTTGTCTTATGCGACCAATAACGCGCAGATAACTTGCTGGGATTTGAGTCCTGAGCATTGTGACGGGCGTAGTAACTTTTTTTGCGCGCTTTGTCTTTTGCTGTCTTAGGACTTTTTCCTGCACCTGTTACACCTTGCTGACCAAAGCGGATAGTCTTAATTTTATCGCCTTGTTTTGCAACAACAACGTGCGATTTAGTGGGATGCCCCGGCGTTTTCTTCGGTTTGTTGAACCCGCTTACGCCTACGCGTGACAGTCTTGGATCCCTCGCCATCACTCAACTCCTTCAGTTGGGACTTCAGCTCCTGTATCTCCAGCTCCAACGGCTCCAGCCGGGAGTTGAACTTCAGGAATATCATTTCTAACTCTCTGTTCGTTAGCATTTACTTTACTCTCCACTTCTTTTTCTTTGATTAACGTCTCCGTTAGTTTCATACGGCGCTCAAACTCTTTATCTTCCGCATCACCTTCTTTTAAGTTTCGAGTAACTGCATTGATCCTGTCAATCTCTAGCTCTGCTGGAACAGCTTGAGCTTCTGCCGAAAGCTTACCAGCTCTTGCAGAAGACTCTTCAGCCTGAGCATTAAGCGCATTAGTTTGAGATTGTTGCAACTGCATTTGAGCTTGTTGAGCCATCATTTGCATTTGCTGTGCTTCAGGATTTGGCTGTGAAGCTTGATTTAGAGCCGCAATCAACTCTTCACGATTAGAAAGGTTCATGTTGTCGATAACAGACTGAACCAAAGTCATATACAAAGGAGAGTCCTGACCCATGGTCTGCAACAACTGTACGAGCTGAGTAACTTCGTACTCTCTAGCAATAATGCCCAGAGTACTGCTGGCATTAAACTTGTAGTCAGCAACAGGATACCCTTCAGGATCAAACTGCATATACCTGTGAGCGGCCTTCTTAACAAAAGGAATTAGGAAAGACTGCTGAAAGTTAATTAGTGTGCGCTTGTGTCTCTTAATAACAGCGCCTAGTGACATACTGATACCGGCGGCAGTAGCCTCACCATTAACCTGACCGGCTAATCCCGCTGAATCTACCGCACCCGTTGCTTGCTGAACCATTTGCTGTAATGCGCCAGCCTGTGCAAAAGTGATTTGATTGACTTGACCAAAGTTAAATGGCTGAAGAACCTCTCTAGGATCTCCATTAGTCAGAATCATCTTGCCCGGTCTTACTTCTGGCTTTGCACCTCTAGGCAAACGAGTAGCATCAATAGCCATCATTGGATGAATCGTTAGGCTTAGTGCGTCAATGCGCGCTCGAAGCTCGGTATCCAATGCTTTTTGACTGTTATATCCCTTTTCACAAACGCCTCTTCCCCAGAATCGCCCTGGCACTACATCCCAAGGGAATGCAACAACAGGTCTATCCTGCATCATGTAAGGATTTGGCTCTGCTTTTAGAAGAATGCCGCCATTTGCAATGACCACAATTGCTTCAATATATCGGCTGTCACCTTCTTCCGTGTCTTCGTTAACATCATTCATTGCCGCATCTAACAACTCGCGAGGAACTAAACCGTAATACTTGGTTAGCCGAACCTTGTCGTCGTTGTAGATAGTAATGTCCTGGTCAGGCTCTAAGTCAGTATCAGGAGCCGCAGGACCAACATATCCTTCACGATAAACACCTTGCTCTTGCAGTAATTCGACGTGATGCCTACTAACAAACTCATCAATACACACGCCCAACGCTTCATCAACACTGGTTGCAACAGGGTCTATTAGAAAATTCTGAGGAAGAACAGGGCGTAACTTAACCTTTACTCGCTCTTGAATGTTAATGCCTACAGCCTGAAGATCTCCATCCATAATTGGCTGAACAGCGGGAGTCATCTCTTTCATTTCTTCGATAACAATCTCGCCAATGCCCGTACCAAATACGGCTGAGTTAATAAGGCATTCAGCAACGGCTTTTCGTACCATGCAATCTTCAAAATCCTCAGTTAACTTCTTGCGAAGAAACTGCACATCCTGACGCTCGGTATCACCAAAGTTATCAGAGACATCAAACCACTTGCCCCTGCCAAATGTAGCTTCTTCTAACTCAGCGACGTTAGATTCAACAGCTTGTTGTAGAGCAGGAGAAATAATACGACTACGCTCAGACTTGCGATCACTGTCAGCAGGATCCCATATGCCACGCCATAGCCTATAGTATTCTTCAAAGCGCGCTTCATAGTTTGACTCATAGTAATCTCGCCAATCTTCGCATTTAGTAATTACCCAGCCCTCTATGGACTGTTCAATTACAAGCGGATCTTCTTCATACAGTTCGGTCATATTAATATCCTGCTACCACATCAAGTATTTGGTGGTCATCAATTTCGTATTCGTAGTCATAAGCCACTTTAGCAAGCTGGTCAATATACGCTAACGAGTCTACTAGGTCGTCATGGGTCAAAGGATCAGGGAATTGGAAGAGCTGGTCAAGGAATCTTGAGTTCCATTCTCCTTTGTTTAATGTGATGTAGCCATTTTCAAAACGGCCTTGAAGCGCCCACATTACACGATCTGTTTTCTTTTTGTTGCCATGAGTAAGCTCTTCGACTCTAAAAAATGTGCCGTATTTTTTTTGCAAGTCAGTTAACGGGGACATAACCGCTTGTTTTGCGATCCCTCTTTCAATACCGACAGATACTGGCTTGTAATCTCTCACTACCTGAAAGATCTTCATAGCTGTTTCGTTGAGTTCCCATCGTCCGTAGATGATATTTTCTACATACCAGCCATCTTCGCTTACTTTAACGACCGAAATCGCCGTTTCATCGAGTTTAGTGTTCTTCGTGCGCTTTTTATTAACCTCTTCAAATCCAGCAAGGTCAATTGCAACATAGTAATCACCCGCATCAGGAGTTTGCTCGGAGACTTTGACCCAGTCTTCTTTAAACATTTCTGAACCACGAGCTTCAAACGACGCCATAAATTCTTGGCGGAACGCATAAGACGACATACTGCGTTTAGCAACATCAATTTCGCCTTTGTCCAATAGTGGATTATCGTAAGAAGTAAAGTGCCAGCCTTTGTACGTTTCATCATCGCCAAACTCCGCGTATTTGTACAAGTCATAAAAGTGGTTGCGGCCCATTGGCGTTCCAATGAACATTGCACAGCCTTTTTGGTCAGCCAAAGCAGGTCTTAGGATTTGCTCGAATACATCAGGCTTCATGTCTGCATATTCGTCTAGCACTAAGAATTTAAGGCTGACACCTCGCATTGTTTCTGGTCTGTCAGCACCTTTGAGGCTAATGGTTGCCCCATTGACAAGCTTGATTTGAAGATTATTAATGTGACTACCGGCAATAACAGGATGCCCAAGCTCCATGAGCGTTTGCCACATGATGTCTCTGGCTTGTCCCTGAGTAGGTGCGACGTAAAATACATGACCCTTGTCTGCCTGTAGTGCGTTTACTATTAACATCCATGCCGCTAGTCGAGACTTTCCAGTCCGACGACCTGCCGCTACTATTTTAAAGCGAGTATTGTCTGCCCAGACCTCTTGTTGCCACGGCAGTAGCTCAATATTCAAGTCACTCATGGTTAATCAAGCTCATCTAGCTCTTCTTCTGTTAGTTCACGCTCTATAGCACCTGCATCATTAAGAAGACCGCTTAGCTCTACGGGAGAGCCAAACTTGTACATGACTGCCGGTACGGATCTTTTTCCTGTGAGCATTTCTACCATATCCCAGCCATCTTTTCCCGGCGGAAGCCTAACGTATTTATGATCTATGTCATTTTTAATGAGCTTTTCTCGTATAAAACGACAGCCTTTGCACCAATCGGCACCAAGGACAATAACCATGCCTATGATCCGTTAAAGTTGTTTAGCACTACAGGGGCTTCTAACAGATCGAACGTAACAACTACCTCTACATTGCCTGATCCGCTTGTAGATGCCTTGATAATATCGCCCGGCTGTAAAACAAACACCGCATTACCATCAATTAAAAGGTTTTCTTTAGACGATACGTTAGTGCCGTTGTAAATATAAACGTCTGCTGTTGGGCTGGTCTTGTCTACAAAGAGCGTAATGCTGTTCGTTGAGTTATGGAGGTTGGCAATAAACGCCATATTCCAGTGAGCCACGTAACCTGACGGAATCTCTACGATTGTCTGCGTAGAAGTGTCTGTTAGATTTTTGTTTTTAGTGTATAGCATTAGGAATACGTCCACATGACCGGAGTAGTGGTGCGAGTATCTACGTGAACAAAGGTTTTTGCTATACCGATTCCACCAAATCCCATTTTTAACGCTTGGTGCACAATATTCATGCGCTCCGTGCCATTAGATACGCGGATATCGGCGGCAATACCTTGATTATGGGTGCCTGGAATTTCTTTTCTGGCCTCGCTAGGGTGGGTTTCATCCCTAAATCCGCTGG